GACGGTTTGGTGTTGTAGATCTTGACTCTGGGCGTCGGAATGTCTTTGAACTCGTAGGTTTCACTGAGCCAGAAGTTTACGTTGTCGGGATCGTTTGGACTGCACGGGATTTGCTCCAGCGTGCAGTTCGATCCGCATGTGTCAACATTCCATTTTTCGTGGCACAGTGGCACCGCAGGAATCGTCCGAGAATAGGTGCTGCTGCCGTAACCGGAGTACGAAACAGAGTATCGCTTCCAGTACTCTGAATAGACTACCCAACGCTTAACGGGTGCAGTATCGCCTGTCGTGAGCGTGTCCGTGAAATAAACACAGACGCGAATGTACAGCGGTTGCGAAATAATGATTGGCTTGACGTTGATTGTTTTGGTAAAAGAGTAATCAAGCGTCGCTTGGAGGGATGGGCCTCCACAACAGCACTTGTCCGACGATGCTGGAGGATTGCCAGCGACAGGAACTATCTCCGCACCCTGACCCGCCGTGTAGTATTTATGCTGGGCTGTGCCAGAAAAAGTAAACTGTGCCGCAAACGTGTCCGGGAACCCAACCCCAGAGCAGAGCATCTCGCGGCATCCAGACGTAAATGGATTGATGACTACGCATGCACAGCAATTGAACCCGTCATCTGACCGGCGGCATATGGATGTCGCGGCAACGCAAGAAATCTCTGATGCGTTCATCGAGATCGCAAACTGGCCTGGATTGTCGCAGTCGTAGTTCCCGCAACAAGCGCAACCCGGTTGGTTTCGGTTTGCCACTAGCATTCCTCCCAGATCACAACGTGGACATCGCCTAGCCTAAGAGTCAGGATGTACGAATCAACGTTCACAGCAGTTGCGGCTAGGTTGTAAGCGGTGTATGTGTTTGACGAATCCGCGATGACTCTCGTGGAACCGCTAATCGTCAAGTGCTTTGCCGTGACAGTCGCAGAACCGAGCGTGGTTCCCGATCGGGCAGGAATGCCGCTCGTGGCGATCGCCAACTGCAAGCTTTCGTTGCGATCGACGCGAACGATGCTGGTATCGATGGCGTCGTTGCCAAGGTAGCTGAACATTGCCCCCTTACCAATGGTCCATTGATTGTTGACCGGTCCAAGACGCATGCCTGCTACAAATGAAGTTCCATCCTTCTTGACGCGAAATACTGGTCCAGTCTGAGCGATTGAAAACCCGCCGATCGGGATCTCTCTCGGTCCAGAGAACAGAAATCGATCAGTCAGAGCGGTGCTGGTGACGATCGGCTTTTTCACGAGCAAGTAGTTCTTGCCATCGTCTACCGTGTTGGTCACTTGAACGATTGAGTATGGAGGAATCGCTTCGCCGCTATCGTTCTTGATGTAGATCGGTGCGTCTGCAATAGGCACGAACGTATCGGTGTTGCTCGAACCGAGACGCTCGAACTCCTTCGTCGCCTTCCAAATGCGAAGGCATTGCTCTGGAGTGAATAAGCCGTACTCTTCGGCCACGGATCACCTACTGGCTAAAAATTATGTATTCGAGGTTGACGTTCGAAGTGTTAGCACGTGCGAACGGGGTTCCGGTCGCCAGCCGCGGACAGAATGCTGCCTTGCCGGGCATCAAGCGAATCAAGCCGTAAAAGGTTCCGGTAACGCTGACGCCGATCTCGACGTAGTTTGTCGCGTCGGTATTGAGGAAGTAGGACGCGCCGGCGTTGGCAACGTCAAGCATGTCGAGAGCCTCGGCGGTCGTGCCGATGATCTGCGTATTCGCGGCCCGCACTTGCGACCCAACGTCGATAAGTTGCTGAGCGGACGGAATGCTCAACCGAGAGTTTCCATTCGTGTATTGCAGCGATATGCTTACAGACAATTCGTTGGCCATGTTGAATGCGTCTCCTAGATCAGTCCAAGTAGGGAGAATGGTAGCGAGTCGAAAATTTTGAATTCTTTGTAATAGGGTGTCCCGCCATCCGGGATCTTGACGCCGTCCTCGTCAAGCAAGACTGGCTTGTTCACCGGCATTTGGTCGCCGTCGGTCGCACGAACGATTCGCGTTCCGACGCGTTCGTAGAACCCCTGGTGCAAGACTCGCTTGTACCAAGCCTTGTCCGGAGTCGTTTTGTACGGATATCGAAACTGAATCGTCGCAGTCACTTCCCAATAGCCCAGATTGGAATCGATGACGTTGCTCGCAGAGAACTTGACGATTCGTGCCGTGCCAGGAGGCCAGCCTAGAAACGTGTCAGAATTGACCGCCTGGCGGTACCGAGCCTGGACGTACGAGTTGAACAATTGAAAATTTCGACGGATCGTCACGGTCTGATCAGCAATTGGCCGCTTGATTCCAGTAAGCGGTTCAAAGTTTGCGGTAACGATTGGGTTTCCATCAAAGTCTTCGTCAACATCCTCTTCGGTCTCGACGTCGTCCCAGTCAATCTTGGGCGGAGCAAAGAGCGGGCTGGGTTGGTCTCCGGTGCGGTTGGACCTGCCTATTTCTCCGGAGTACTTGATCGAGACAATCGAGAGGATCGGCGATACGGTTTCAACGCTTGCGGAAACAGCGACAACGAACGGGAAGCCAGGATAGGGCTCCCCTGCGTACGGGATCCGATTGCCGTCTTTTTCAGCGTTCAGGATGTTTACCCTGGTCTCTCCCACTGTATGGAGAACCTGGTACGCTTCTTCGAAGTTCGCATCGAGACGCCGGAACTTGTCGGAGAATGTCGCGTCTCCGGACGAGCGGCTCCACATTTTATCGACGCCGTTGATCGTCATGAGTTGACCACCGGCTTCAGTTTGAGCCGGCCTCCCTTCGCGTCCTGCCTCATGACATCGAGCATTCGGTTCAGGGTTGCGAGCTGTTCCTTGCTGATTGCAAGCTGGTTCTCGGTGCCACGCGACAGTAGTCGTGATTCCTTGGCCGCGGTCCCGAATTCATTATTCTTTCCCGCGTCCTGCTTGGTCTTGTCCTTTTCCTGTTGCTCTTTGCGTTGCTGTTCTTCGAGCTCGCGAAGTGCTTTCTTTTCGGCCACGATGCGGTCGGCATCGGCAGCATCGACGCCACGCTTGAGCAGTCGTTCACGCTCGGCAGCATCGACGCCTTTTTCGAGTTCGATACGCTTTAGCCGAAGTGCTTCGGTCTCTTCCTCGACCATCTTTTTTAGGTTGGCTCGGTCGTCTTCCTCTTTCTTGATCAGGTCTTTTTCTTCCTGAGCCTGTCTCTTTCGTTCCTCGTTCATGGCCTCTTCTTCGGCGACACGTTCGGCCATCGCGTCAGACATGCCTTGCTGGACGAGTTCAAACTTGCGAGCGGCTTCGACGCCTTCTTCGAGTTCGATGCGTTGCTTCTGAACGTTCACGGCCGCACTGCTGAAAGCGTCGGAGGCTTTCTGTGCTGACTGTGCTGCTTTCTCTTGCTCGGCTTGTGCGGCCTTCAATGCGTCGTTGGCTTCGCGAGTTCCGACTATCCAGGAGATCATGGCATCGGACATGCCCATCGTCTTCAGGCGGTATCGCTCGGCAGCGGATTCGCCTTCGGTAAGTGCAATGGTTTGCTCGTTAAGGCCGGTCAGCATGGTGTCGAACTGCTGAGCAAGCTTTTCCGCGTCCTGGATTGCAGCGAGTTTTGCGGCTCGTTCTTTGTCGTCGGCAAGTTGCTGCAGTTGCTGGCGTTGCTGCTTGTACGTTTCCAACATCTGCTTTTCGGACTCAAGCTGATCCTTGACCCGTTGCTCTTCGCCCTTGCGTTCGCCAGTAATCTTCCAGGCAGCGGCCCAGGCGTCTACCGACTTTTCGCTTGCCTTGATTTTGCTTTCGGTGCCAGCAATGTTTTTCTGCGTGATCTCCATCATCCGTTGGATGGCCGCAGTCTTTTTCTCTGGATCTCGGATCAGTTCCAGGTCGGCAACATCGCGGCTCATTCGAGCGGACGCCATGTTCCGCAATTCGGCATCGAGCGACTTCGCTTTCTCGCGTGCCTTCTCTAGCTGGCGTTCAAATTTTGCCGTGTCGAAAATCAAGTTTCCAAGTGCTTGGCCAAGCTGGAAACCAGCTACGGCAGCGAGCCCGACGAGGCCGGCCTTGAACGCAAGAGCACCGGCCTTGCCCATCTTGGAGACTTCGCCGAACTGGTTGACCTTCTCGGTCAACTCTCCGACCTTGTTGAATGCACCGCCGATCTCGGTTCCGCCAAGCATGTTTGCGATGACGCTACCGAAGGCGGAAGCCCCCTTGAGATTCTTCCCTACGTCCTTGACGCGGCCGAGTTCCTTTTCGGCGTTCGCGGCAACCTGGGCAAACTTCTTCGATGCCTGGTCGTCAGCGGAGATGATGACTTCGACGGCTTCAGACATTTGATGCCTCCGCCTTCATGGTGGCGTCGTCGATCCGAAACTGACGCTCGGCAGCGAGGAACCAGGCGGACTGGTCAAGAGCACCACCTGCGACCGGGAGGATTCCCTTCTCGAACAGCTCAAATAGCCGAACGGCACTCGACATGGATCGGCAGTATTCGCTCGGGCATCCGGTGATGGTCACGTTTCCGTCCTTGCAGTGGCGGCATCCCGAACCATGACAGCTCGGGCATTCGATTTCTATCGGTTGGCTCTCGGTTCCTAGATCGCGGCACTTACTGGTACACGATCCGCACAGGCGGCCACGGCGGATCGCCGCGGCTACCCTCAATCTTTTTTTTCGTCTGGCTCGACGTGCTGGTTTGCCAGAATCTTTCGGAGCAGTTCGCGAGCTTCTCCGTGGGAAAGGAAGTCGCGAAAGTCGGACTCGCCGAATTTGTATTCGCCCATGTTTCGCCACCCGCGAACGTGCTTAGCGAGCAGATCGCAGGTAGCTCCGAAGATCGCGTCGGCGGTATCATGTTTCAGGCTCTCCTCCATGTCGGATTCAAGTTGCGTTTGACCTCGCATGCTGAGCGAAGCGACCAGGAATGTCGGTTGCTCGTCTTTCGGTTTTGATGCGTCGCTGTCCAGGACAATCCCGAACAAAACGCCAGGCTCAAGAAACTTCGGCATACATCCTCCTCGTTTGCAGTTGTGGAAAATTACGGCGTGAAGACGATCGATACTTCTTGATCAGGAGTCGATCCGTTCTGGCCGCATAGGAACGTCAGCTCGTCGGTAATCAGCGATTCGCGATCCGCTCCCTGAATGTTTTCGATCGTCGCCACTGGTGCAGAGACGACAATCTTCGAGCTGGTCGGTCCAGCGATTTCGAAAGTCAGGACGTAGGGGGTCGAGTCCCGGAAGAACAGATAGCGGTCTTGGGTTCCGATTAGCTTTGCTTCCGGGTTGCAGGTGACGAGCGGTCTCCTGTTGGTGACGACCGCCGACAGGTAGCCGCTGATGTTGTTTGCGGCAGTGCCTTCTCGAAGATAGACCGTGTTCCCAGAGTCCAAAGTTACGTTCTGGCATTGCAAGGCGACCGAATTGAACGTCGTTACACCGGAAGCGTATCGGAGCGGTGCGACCGTCGGGTACGTCGGTGCGATCAGAGTAACGTCCGTAGGAGTCTCCCAGATGCCGGTGAAGTCCCATTCGATCATGGCTTGCTTGCCGGTATCGCAGACCAACTTAAACGTCCCCATGCAACCGCGGATCTGCTTGCGGCGTCCGTCTTCGTACACGGCCATCGTCAGCGTTTTGACGTTGGCACCAGGTGCCTCGCTGCGAGGGGTAAACGTGTTAGTGACCTTGACCCAGCCGCAAGCAGGGAAGAACGTGTCTGCCCATCCGGGTTCCGTGGCAGTACCGTCCCAGCCGAGATCGGTCTTAAACGTGATCCGTCCCTTGTGTCCGCCGGTGGTGCTGGACAAGTGGCCGAAGGAACCTTGACCCTCGCGAGGTGTCTTTTCGATCTCGTGCTGGACGGTGAGATCGTAGACGTTGTATGCCGCGTCTCCAGCACCCAGCGTTTCCGCAGTGCCGGCAGTCGCCTCAGTCTTGGCGGCAAGGATTCGTTTTCGTTTCAGCAGTGTCATTTAGGTGCCCCTGGATGCTCGGAGTTTTAGGATTCCTTTTTTCTCCAGCAGAATCGCTCTGACTCTGCGTTTGATTTCGATCGGCAAGCGTTCTTCGGCGATCTTTTTGGCCTTTGGAATCGCCTGGATGTCGCTGTAGTAGTCGCCTGGTGCGGGACCGTTGAGGCGAATGATCGGAGAGGGAGTCGATCCGACGCGACGGAAGACGTGATGCTTGCGAGTGGTGACGATGAACGCATCATGCAGGATCCGCGTGCCGTTGTTGCCCTTGACGGGCTTGGTGAGCTTGACCTTGATTCCCTTGTTTTGCTTTTCGCCTTTGCGAGTCTTGGTGTATTGCCGTGCGTCGTAGTACTTGAGCGGGAACGGATAACCGCCAAAGAATCCGAGACGTGCCTGGAGGGTTTCGGTCGTCGCCATGCTCTTGGCCTTGATCGATCGCTTCAGCGTCTCGGCCTTCTTGAACCCTGGCTCGAAGTTGTTTTTGAGGTGCATTACCTTGCCAAGTTCCTTGGCGATCTGCACTCGCACGGTCTTTGATACCTTGTTGATTGATGCTCGCAGGTGTCGAGGGATCAGCTTCTGGAAATCGCCAGCAGCGACATACAACTCTGCAAGACTTTTTTTGTCCACGTCGATTTTCATCACGGCTCAGATCCTCGACACGAATGGAGAGTATTCAGAGACGCGGTAAAGCACATGGATCGGAAGGTTGACTCCGTCAGGCCCGCCATCGAACGAGACGTACTCAATGCGTCCGAGCTCGGTGTTGATCGCCAGCCCGCCCCAGTTATGCCATGTGCTGTTGGGTGTGGTGATCGCTTTGACGATGTCGGCAGCGGCTTGATTGACTGCATCCTCACCGCTCCCTTCGTCTGGCATCAAGTGGCATCGAATATTCCAGGTTTGCCTCCGTGCAATGCCTGGCGGATTTCCTGGTATGTCTAGGTCGGGAACTCGTTCATCGTCGCCTTGGACGATAACGATCTGGCGATCGCGAGGCGTGAATTCTCCGACTCGCGTCGGTACCACAACCTCGGCGATACCGATCTCGTAGGCGTCGTTGTCCACCATCAAGGCAACGCGATCGGTGATCGCATTGGCTATCTGGTCAACGATGGCTAGCGACATTCAAGCACCAACATTCCTTCGTCATGGCTGATGAGGCGTGTGATGCTCCGTCGCTCGGCTGGCTTTCCAACCCGCACCGCGAACGTGAGCATGTCACCGCCAATGTTCAGTTCGTTGCTGGCGATTCCGGTGGCGGCATCGTTGGCAACATGGACCTCGAAGACGGGAGTGATGGTGTCCCCGTCTTCGGGGTTGATCGCGAACGCCTCGCGCTGGACGACGGCGTTGATGGTTCGCGAGAGTCCGTTGCGTTTGTAGTACACAACGGACTCCGCGAAGTCGCTTGCGTTGCAGAACACTTGAGCCGCATCAGAGCGGATGGTGTCATGCAGCGTCATTAGGCTCGTCGCTTGCAAACGATTTCTACGAAATCGATCACACAGACGTCCGCGTTGGTGTTTGCGGCTTTCTGCAACTGGACGATCGGTTGCAGTCCGGAACTGTACGCCGACATATCGAAGGTCTGCGAGGCACAGACTCGGATGCCGTCGATGTAGAACTTGACGTTGCTTTTGCCGCCCGTGAAGTCGATCACGAAATCGCGGAAAGTGTTTGCAAGCGCCAAGCCGGTGGAAACGTCGTCAACGTCTCGCGTGCCATCGTCGGTCTCGCAGTAGACAAGCGACGTCGAGTTTGCACCCTCCATCCGGAACCAAGCATTCGCGGCGACATCGTTCGACGCATCGTTTCGAGCCGACCCGACGCCGAAGCAGAGGATCGATCCGGAGGTGAAGGTCGTCGCACCGATGCGGACCCGCATGGTGACTCGCTGGATGTCGTCGATGTCGAACGCCAGAGAGTCACCGTGATGCAAGCCGAGAATCTGAATCTGGCTGGCACTGGTCAACGTCAGGGTCGCAAGACTGCCGGCTCGAACGTGGGTCGGAGGTGCAGCACCAGTGACCGCAGTAACCCACGGAGTACCGATGTTTGCGGAGGTTGGAAACGTAACGCTCGAACCGACAAAGTCGTCAACGTAGCGTTGTTCAAAATCGAGAAGCTCGGCCATTTGTTTTCTCCAGGTTTGGAAGTTGTGTTTGCTTGAGGGAAAGCCCTGGCCGATTGCGACCAGGGCGGGAAGTCGTCAATCAGGCTAGGCAGCGTTGCGGAACAACCCACGCCAATCGATTGCAGCGACACCGAACGTCTGGCGGACGTTGTACTTGTAAGTGTCGGTGTCGAAATCTTGCTCGCTGGTCAACACTGGCGACTCTTCGCCGTTGAGGAACGCGAGCTCGACAGTGTCGATCTGGTTCGTGTTCGCGGCCAAGTACCAGTTGACGCTGCTTGCGGCGTGCAAGATCGGCTCCACCACGACTTGCAGCGGACGAACGCCGTTCACGCCGTAGATGTTCACGACGCCTTCGTTGTTGTTCGCTGCGTTATAGCTTTGGCTGTTGACGATCTCCAAAGCGGTCGCACTGTAAGCAGGCGGCACAATGAGGAACGCCGGAGTCAATCCGAGGATTGCATCCGATGCCAAGCCTCTCTGGAGCATCATCTGCTGGTAGCCAGTGTTGAGGGTTCCTACCGCCGGAGCACCTGCACTACCAGAGACATTGCTACCGCTTGGGTGCGACGCGCTGAAGAGAGCAAAACCGTCAGCCATTGTCGGGTTGCTGGTCAGCACCTCGTAGACCTTCTTGTTTTGAAGGCGACGAGCAGCGTTTCCGTGCATGGCAGGAATGCGGCTCAGTGCGTCCAGGTCATCGTTGATGACCGTTTCCCACGAGACCGAAAACTGCTTGCCGTACTTCTCCACTCGGTAGCTGGTCCGAAGGTCGGTGATGACTCCTTCGGGGTAAGCCTGAGCCTCTGGAATCGCTTCCAGGTCGGGCGATTCACCCATGCGGATCCGGTTGATCGGCTTGAAGTCGTCAACGCTTGCGGCTTGCCGTGCCCAGAGCGACCATGTGTAGGTCGCTTCTTCGTAGGCAGCGAGCAGCGTTTTGTTTGCTGCGTCGAGCAGGAGCGATGGGAACGAGCCGGTCGTATGGTAGGCATCGCGTTGGACGCGGTACTTTGCTTGGACCCCACGAGCACCCATTGCAATGCGTGCGATCTCGGGCATGCCGAGCTTGTCGGTGTGAATGCCCATTCGCTGAACGCACATGGTTGCCATTCGGCGAAGGTCCATTCGCTCGAACTCGTCAGCACCGGGTGCGGCCTGAGAACGATTGCGAAGACCAGCGGCCTTCATCGATCGCTGAATCAGTCCGCTGCCGATCGCCGATGCGAACTTGTCGTCGGCGGATTCGGTAACGCGAACGTCGGGATTGGGAGAGGTTCCTACGGGTTCTTGGGTTGCCATCTTGCGGATGATCCTTTCGCGAGCGACTTCCACAGAAACACCCTCGTCGATGA